TAGAAAAGCTAGATATTACAGCAGCAGTAGCTTCTGCTTCTGTAACTGCTACAGCAACATCAGGTGCTATAGATTTAAAAGAATTTGATGGAGATGTATTACTGGTTTTAAACTGTGCAGCAGGTACAGGGTCATCACCAACTTTAGATATTAAAGTACAGGATTCTGATGAATCAGGTGGTACTTATGGAGACTTGTCTGGTGCAACTTTTACACAAGTAACAGATGCAGCTTCAGTTCAAACACTTGAAGTAAACAAAGATGAGTGTAAGAGATTTATTAAAGTTGTACAAACAGTAGGTGGCTCATCACCTGTTTTTGTATATGGAATCTCATTAGTCGGCGCTAAAAAGTACGGTTAAAAATATAGCCCCATAACGGGGCTTTTTCTTATGGCTTTTACTGAAGATCTAGATGCATTCTTTAATGATTTTAAAGTAAATGTATCATATAAAAATGCTACTTATAAAGGTATATTTGAGCAGCCTGATGAATTAATTGCAGACGGTGTAGTTTTAACAACTGATTTTGAATTAACAGCAAAAAATTCAGATTTAGGATCAATTGCATTTGATGAAGAGGTTGAAATCAGTAACACTAAATATAAAGTTAGGAATGTTAGAAAAATAGACGATGGAGTTCTATGTAAAATTTCATTAACTAAGGTTTAATATGGCTACTAAAAGAGAACAGATATTAGAAAAAATAAAAAGTAATTTGGCAGGTACTGTTGGTGTTGGTACAAGAATCTATAGGTCAAGGGTTGAAGCTCTTACAAGATCTGAAACACCGGCGATTATCATTGAACCTATAAGTGATACCCCGTCTGACACTCAAAATTTTAATAACATAGTTAATCATGAATTAAAGGTAAATATATCTGTTGTAGTAAGAGGCTCAATACCAGATAAGATTGCAGATCCAACAATAGAAAGTTTGCATACAAAAGTTTTAGATGATCCTTCTTTAGGTGGAATTGCAATTGACATTAGACCATCAACAACAAGTTTTGAGATATTAGAAGCTGATCAGCCAGCAGGTGTTATATCTTGTGAATTTGATATAGATTACAGAACTAATTATAATAGTCTTACATAGAGTTTAATTATTACTGAGCCTAGCAACCCTTATTGTCTAATATAAATTAGATAACAAAATCAACAGAATTAATTGAGGTAAAACTAATGCCATTGCTAACAAGAAAAAGAGTAATTTTGATTGAGCAAGAAAGCAGCTACTCAACAGATCCAACTCCATCTTCAACAGATGCAGTTCTTGTAAGAGATCTTACAATTACACCACAACAAAGTGATGTTGTTAGTAGGGATTTGGTCAGGCCATATTTAGGTGCATCAGAACAGCTTTTAGCAAATACTAGAGTTGAGTGTACCTTCTCTGTAGAATTAGCTGGGTCAGGCACAAGTGGCACTCCTCCACGCTATTCGAGTGCTTTAAAAGCATGTGGAATGTCAGAAGCTATTACAGATGAGGTAAGCGGAGGTGGTAATGATACTGTTACTTATACTCCTCTTTCAGCATCATTCCCTTCGGTAACTATTCATTATAATCTTGACGGAGTAAGACATCGTGTAACCGGAGCAAGAGGAACTGTAACATTAACAGCCGAGGTAGGTGCAATACCAACGCTTGATTTTACAATGCAAGGCATATATGTAGCTCCAGATGATGCCACTCTACCAACAGTTTCTTACGGCAACCAAGCATCTCCATTAATCTTTAAAGATGGGAATACTAGTAATTTTGAAATATTGTCTTTTTCTGGTGCATTGCAATCATTTAATTTTGATATTGGAAATGAGCTTGTTTATCAAGAATTAATTGGTGGAACAAAACAAGTTCTATTAACAGATAGACAGTCAAATGGAACACTAACAATTGAAGCTCCTACAATTGCTCAAAAAGATTTTTTCGCAGCAGCTTTACAAGATAGCAGTCTAGGAAATTTAAAGTTCACACATGGAACAACAACTGGTAATATCGTTCAATTTCTTTCAACTAAAGTTGATATTGGTGACGTAAATTATGGAGATATTGATGGTATTGCAAGTTTAGAAATACCATATACATTAGTTCCAAGTACAGCCGGAAACGATGAATTTAGCCTGATTTATACTTAACAAATTTTAAATAAGGGCTAAAGTGTAGAAGTATATTTATTTCTACACCTTATGCCTTTTGTAAGAAAAAAGAACAAAACATTTAAATGGCCTGTTGTTGTTCGTGAACCTAGTGAAAATGATGTTGGAGTTTTTGAAGAAAGTGAATTTATTGCTATTTTTAAAAGACTTAAAGTAAGTGAGTATCAAAAAGCAGTAGATAACAAAACAGAATTCGAAATGTTAAAAATGATGTTGGTTGGATGGGAAAATATGAAGGAAGAAGACGGAGAGGATATCCCATTCAACAACCAAAACTTAAAAGATATGATGGAAGATTCTTATTGGCTAAAAGCAGTATCAACTTCTTATACAGCATCACTTATAGAAGATAAAGTAAAAAACTAGAAGAGGCAGTTCTTTATTGGCTAGGGTCTGGTAAAAAAGTTGTAGATCAAACCCAAGAAGATGCAAAAGCATTTGGTTTAGAATTGCCGAAAACTGATACGAAAGAAGAAAAAGATTTTGAGGTTAACGAGGATAACTGGGATGCCTTGATGATATTTTGTAATATGCAGACACAATGGTCTACCTCTTTCGGAGGTTTCGTAGGATTAAAATATGAGGTACTTCTGATGCAAGGAGGTATGTTTGACCTTTACAATATTAAAGAAAGGTCTAAAATTTTAGAAGAGATCCAAATCATGGAAGCTAAAGCTTTGAAGGAACTAAATAAGGAAAATAAATAAATGGCTAGTCAGACTCAAAAAATATTAGTATCATTTGAAGCAAAGGATAGTCAGCTTGCAGCCGCCTTTAAAAAATTAGGAAGACAATCTAATACATTAGAAAAGAATTTTACATCTTTAAGTGACAAAGGCATAAGAAAAATAAAGGACGAATTTAACAAAATGGCTAAAGGGTCTACTAATAGTCTGCAAGCAATGAAGGCCCAAAAAAATGCTCTAATGGGTTTGCGTGATCAAGCTGATATTGCGGGTTTAGAATTTAAACAACTTACTGCTGATATTGCTGCATTAGATGCCAGAATGAGAACAGCAGGTGCTGGTGCTACAGGTTTTAAAAGCAAATTAAAAGGATTTGCTAAAGGTGCTGGTGCTGTTGCTGCTGCTGGTATTTTTGGAGGGCCAGAAGGTGCAATAGGTGCAGGTATTGGAGCATTAGCTGGAGGCCCAGTAGGTGCTGCCGTTGGTGGTGCAATTGGAGCGCAGGTTGGAATGGTCAGAAAAGAATTAGGTGGACTAACTGAATTCTCGGCACAACTTGCATTACAAAGAAAAGCTTTAAGACTTGTTATTGGAGATACAGAAAAATTTAATAAATCTCAAAAGTTTTTATTACAAACTTCACGAAAATTAGCAATACCACAAGATGTTATTACAAGGCAATTTACATCACTAACAGCTTCTGTTGTTGGTGCTGGTAAATCAGTATCTGATGCAGAAGAAGTATTTAAAGCAATAGCTGCTGGTATAAGAGGAACTGGTGGATCCTTAGAAGATATGAAAGCTGCAATGAGAGCAACAAGTCAGGTGTTCTCAAAAGGCAAAGTATCAGCCGAAGAATTAAGACAACAACTTGGTGAAAGACTCCCTGGTGCTTTTACTTTATTTGCTCAGTCAATGGATAAAACACCAGCAGAATTAGACAAAGCATTAGAGCAAGGAAAAGTAACTCTTGATGATTTTATGAAGTTTTCACAAACATTATTTAAAACATATGGTAAAAATGCTGAAATTTTAGCTCAAGGGCCAGAAGCTGCTGGAGATAGACTTAAAACTGCATTAACTGAGTTAGGAGATAATATTGGTCAACTATTAAGACCAATTGGAGCAGATTTTCAAAGTGAGTTTTCTAAAATTGTAGTTCAAATAAATAATGCTACATTTGCAATAAGAGAATTTTTTAAAATTGGGGAAGAATTTCAAAAGGAAAAACTAGATGAATTATTAATAGAAAGAGGTAAGATTGAAAAAGAAATAGCAGCTTATGAATTAGCTATACCTAAGATTCCACTCGGATTTCGAGGAATGACAGGAATGAGTAGAGCGCAAGCACAAAGCTCATTAGATGCATTAAAAGAAAAACTTAAAGATTTAAATATTAATATAAAAACTATAGAGACATCTATTGCAGAAGTAAATTCAGAGACAAATAAAACTAATGAAAATACTAATAATCTTAAAGATACATCTGTAAATGCATTTGAGGCCATGAAACTTGGTGTACAGGAATATATGGACTCTATTAAAGATATGAATAAGCAAATAAAAGATACTTTTGTAAATGCATTTAAAGGTATGGAAGATGCATTGGTTCAATTTGTACTAACAGGAAAATTAAATTTTAAAAAATTAGCTCAGTCAATTCTTGCTGATTTAACAAGGATGATAATAAGGCAACAAATCTTTAACTCTTTATCTGGATTTATAAATCCATTTTTACCTAAAGGCCCAGCAGATTCTATTGCAGATATAGCAAGTGGTGGTTTACCTATGGCTGATGTTAATAAAATTGCAAGTGGTGGATTTGTAGAAACAGTGATAAATAAAAAAGGCAATGCATTTGGTATAAATGGCATTGTTCCATATGCAAAAGGTGGTATTGTAAATAAACCTAAAATTTTTGGTTTTTCGAGAGGGATTGGTCTTATGGGAGAAGCCGGCCCGGAAGCTATACTTCCGCTGCAAAGAGGTAGAGGTGGAAAGTTAGGTGTTATTGCACAAGGTGGTGGTACAA